TTTGTGTAAAACGAGTGTCTCCACTGTCAACACCATCTATGAATACTTTACCTATACTTTCAAATCTTCCTTCACCTAATACAACAGCCATATACAAATATTGATTTCTATCTCCTGCTGTATCCATGAATACAATAGTACCACCAACTTTACGTTGACCATATACTACTGGAATATTGTTTAGTGTTCCTGTTCTGTTAAGCAACACACCTTCGTTTGCCGCACTGGCTTGATCTACACTGCCTAAGTCTGGTGTACTAAACATACCACCAACTAAATTACCTACAAAGTTTACAACACTGTTAACTGTGCCTTTAACAAAGTTAACAACACCTTTAACAAGTTTCTTACCAGCTCTTTTAATTTTGCTCCATAAACCCATAGTCTATACCTTCTTTCCCCAACTCAAATCTTTTACATCTTGAGTTGCAAATTCAAAACCTAAGTCACTAGGAAAGTATTGGCTTTGGCTTGCTGTGTTTGTTCTACGACAGTTAACAGCATCAAAGTCATAAAATATGTTTGCTGTTGTTACTTGTATTGTACTTGTTTCTTGTGTATCTTGAAGATTGAAACTTGTCATCTCTCCATCCCACATCATAACTGGTGCACCTTGGTCATCTAATGGACTTACATCTGGATCAAAGAACTGTCTATAAATTACAGCTCTTGTACCAATGTATGCTTTGTTTAAAAATATGTTGCTGTAGTATCCAGCAGGGTCGCTGGCACTTAATGCTATAGTACTTGTGTTTATAATTGGAGCACCTGTTTCACTTGGAGCACCCCAACCTAACCACATACCATCACTGACGAATGTTCTTGAACCTGACAGCGTAGGTGTTCCTGTAGGTAATATAATTTGGTGTGGTGCGTTAGTTAACAATTTAACACCACCAGCATCACTGCTAAAATGTAGTTCTAATAAATCTACAAATCTAATTTTATCTTGTGATAATAAGTTTTTTACTATAGTAGTTAAGCGACCCATTATAAATCCTCAACTATATCTAATTCATACCTTACTGTGTCACCATTGCCTGCTGTAAACTCTTGTACATCACCTGCTAATCTGCAAGTAAATTGTACATCTCCATATACAACTGTTTCATCATTTGCTATAGTGGCTACTAACCCTGGTTCAAATGCTAGTGTACCTTGTCCACTACCATTTAAGTCACAATCTGCTGTTAGCATATAAACTTTGTTGTGAAAAGCAAATCCAATATAGTCTCCTGCTTTTAAGGCACCTGTTGTTACGCCACCTGTTGGTGATACATCAACTGCTATGCTTTTTGTACCTACCGCATAACCACTGCCATTGTTTACTAACATTGTTTGTGATGATTTATCTAATGCTCCACTTGTATCGCTGTACTGTGGTAATTTGGCTGTAAAACTTTCAAATTGACCTTGTTGTTTAGCAATAAATCCCATGAGAGGTGCATATGTTGTTCTTGTACCTAGTTCATAACTTGCTGTAAAACTCCAACGTTGTACACCTTGTGTTTTACGCTGTGCTCTACCTGTTGTTGAATTTGTGATACTTGTAAATGTATCATTCTTCATGTTAAGTGTTTGAAAACTTGGTGATGTTGGTAATGTTCCTGACATTAGAATGCACTCCTTACGCCATTTGTCTCACTGGCTTCTCTTATTATATTAGTAATTAGTCCTCTGCGTGACACAAGGATTTCATCAATGCCTTCAGCATCAACGGCGTTAATTGTAAAGTTAACATTTGTAGTTCCTGTGCCGCTCATTTGATTTTGATTTAACACTCTTCCATTTTGACTTGGTGTAAATACCTCAGGACCATTTTCGCCAACCATGAAACTAGATCCACCTGTAACTGGACCACCAAACTGTCTACCACTGTAGTTTTGACTTTTGATTGCATTAACTTGTTGCATACCAAATCCAATTGCCGCTACGGCGGCTGCGGCACCAAGTGCAGGACCAATAACTGGTATTACCGCTAAACTGGCATACGCGGCAGTTGCCGCTTTGTATGTGTCCATTAATGCTTGTGCAATTTGAAATGCTTTGTAGGCTTCAAACGCTTCTTTTGATTGTTTACTAAATGCCTTAAAGAAGTTTGCACCTTGCCCAATTAAGAACTCTGTTTTATTTTCTTCGTACTGCTGAATATTCTCAGCGGCTTTACGAGCAACTTCGTCACTCATACCTGCTTGTTTAAATTGAAACTGTCTTGTTAGTAATAGTTCATTACGCTTTTTCTTTTCTGCGTCCATGAATACACGCATTTTTTCCAGCTCTTCTTCTCTTGCTGATTGTATGCGTTCTTCTGCAAGTTCTTGGTAGCCTTGTGTATATGCCGCTTCTGCATCTGCTTTTAATGTTGTTGCATCTTTGGCTGAAATAGCACCTTCAAATTCTGCTTGTGCAATATTTTTAAGTGTGTTTTTGTATGCTGAAAGATTTTGTATTCTTGCTTTAAGAACATCATTAGTTTCTGTTGCGGCTCTTAAACTTAGATAAGTTAGTTCATTACTTCTTTTTTGTTGCTGTGCGGCTTGGAAATCTTCTTTGTTCTTTTCTTTAGTTTTCTCTAATTCTTCAGTTAACTTTTTAAGATGTGCATCTCTGGCTATAGTTGCATTTTTCAATGCTTGTTCTATACTGCCATACATATGTGTATTGTCTAAACCTTCTTGGTTTAGTGTTTCCATAGTAAGTGATAGGTTTGTAACTGCTTGTTCTGATTCTTTGTATGTTGCTTTTAACTTCTCAAGTCCTGATAAGAAGTTCTTAACATCCATGCTCTTGTATTGTGTAACAAGTTTCTTATTAGTACCAAGCAATTGATTAATTTGTTTAACTTCAGCATTGTAGGCTTCTGTTTTGGCTTTGTTAATTTCTGCTTGTTCTTTTTCTACTCTTAATTTTTCTTCTAATACTGGAACTAGTTCACTTTCTCTAGTAATAAGTTCTTCTAGAGCCGCGGCAGTGTTTTTGTATGTTAACAGTTGCTCTTCTGTCATATTGACAAGAGCACCTTGTCTGCCACTTAACTTGTCCATTTGTCTTCCTAGGAAGCTCAAAGTGTCGTTATATAATCCTGTTGCACCAGTTGTTTCTGATAGTGCCGCCAACATAAATGTAAACGAATCACTAAACTGTGTTTCTAACTGTTCTGTTGTAATAGACATCTGGTTGAAACTTGCACTTAAACTTTCACTGTTTTCAAACATCTCAAACATAACTTCAGCAGTTAATTTACCTGCTTGAGCCATCTTACGAAGTTCACCAACATTCAATCCACTCTCTTGTGCCATAATAGCAAGAGCAGGACCAAGTCCTTCAACGATACTGTTAAATTCATCACCTCTAACAACGCCTGAGGCCATGGCTTGACCAAACTGTCTAATAACACCATTGGTTGTACCAGCATCAGCACCTGCAACTGCTAGTGCTTGTGATAACTTACCTGTAACGTTTATTAGTTGGTCTTCTGATTTACCTAAGTCACCAGTTGATACTGCTAACTTTTGAAATAGTTCTGCTGTTGCGGCAAAACTTGTTCTATTTTGTATACTTGCTTGTGTTAAGCGACCCATTAACCTTTCAAGGTCTGCTTGGTTCTTAGTTACAAGTCTTAATTGGTTTTGAAATGTCTGCATCTTTTTAGATGCATCAATCATTTCTTTACCAAACTTAACAACTCCAGCGGCTACAACCGCAACTCCTAATGCTTTAAAACCTGCGGCTAGTCCCTTAACACCACCAATAGCCTTTCTAGTATCAGCATTAATTAAAATTTTATACTCTTCTGTTTTTGCCACGGTGCTGTTTCTCCTTTTGTTGTTTTATCTTAAAGTACTGCGACCACAGTCTAATCTCAAATTCACTGAGATTCATTCCTTGCTCCAATGTTATATGCAACTGTTCACACAGCCACATCAGGAATTGTAGATCATGGTCTACTCTAAGTTTTTTTCAATGTCCCCATTAGTAACAGTTGTCCCATTGATTATACCAACTATTCTTAAGATAATTGCTGGATCAACTTCGTTTGATAATGTTACTCTATCAGGTCCATTGAATAACGGCTTCCCGTTTTCATCTAAACAACGAATAATAAGTGTTTCAATCAATGCTTCACTTGTTTTTCCATTTGTTGTTAGATCTAAAATTTTGCTTTGTTCTCTCCATGTTAAAGTAGGACGATAGTGAATTGTTGTGTCCCATTCTTCAACGTGGTATTCTTTTAAATTATTCTGCACCAAATCATTAAAATGTTTTGTTGCATTATCTAGTATTTTACTCATCGCTTTTTCCTTGTGTTATTTTGTGTTTCGTTTGACACTTGCTTGTACCCAATTACGTTTCTTACTTGGGCCTTTACCTGATTTACCTTTGCTTACCCAACGACCTTCATTTAATGTACCAATCCATGGTTTGTTGTTCCTAACATCAAAACCTTTTGGTCTATTGATAAAATCCCAATTATTTGCAGTTTTACCTGTTTTATATGGTGTTTCGTTGACTCGTAAATCGTCTCTGATATCTTTACCAATTCTATCAACATCTGCTTCTATTTTTTTAGTAATTTTAGAAACAACTTGTTGCATAGAGGACGCCCCTATAGAGCGTCCGCTACTTGATTTGATATTAATACCAAAAGCCATTTATTACGATGCACTCGCGTTCAAAGTAATATCGCCTGTTCCTGTGAAACTAATACTTGCTTCAACCATTCCATCTAAACTAGATGTAATGCTGTAGCCTGTAATAATTATAGAACCGTTGATTTTTGGATTACCACTTGTTGCGCCATTTGGGTATGCCTCAAATGCAACGTGATCAACTCTTGGTGATGCTCCGCTTTGGTTTACGCCGCCTAAAAATGCAGGAATGTCATTTGCTCCTGATGTTTCTAATTGGCTATCG